GGATGCGTTCATCGCTTAACAGCCCGGCTACTTTCTGGGTGTAGTCCAACGGACTGAACATAGCGTGGGCTGCTTCGTGCATGGCGGCTGATGCGCCGTCATACTGGTGTAGTCCGAAGACCCACCTGCCTCGGTAATCCTTGCCCACCGAATCCCCGGTGTCTGACCATTCGACTGTTGCATCCTCCCCTACTAGTAGGGAGTAGTACCCCTTGTAGGTATCGAGGTTCCGTTCGCCTATCAACTGGTTGTCACGGTGTTGGCCTGCGAACTCACTCGCCTCGGCCATCTCGTCGGTTACCTTACGTCGGAGCACACGCCGGAGCGCGCGCACCAGTTGTTCTTGTTCTTGCATTACCAGCTACCCTCCGTGAAGTGTTGCACCAATGCCTGCTTGATGCCCTTGCTCGGTTCGTCACCGTATTTCCTGGCGATGATGGTGCTCGCTGTTTCCATCGGGCTGAACCCAAGGAGTAGGTCTTTAAGGATGTTCCTCAGGTCGGCGGTGTGCAGGCACCGGGCCAACGGTGTCTCGTATGGAAGTAGGAACTCGTCGGTGGTGAAGTCAGGTGCGGGTCGTACCTCGTATACGAACTTCATCAACCTGTCAACCAAGTCCTCCCGTGACATGGGCCGGGCCTGGCTCTCGTAGGTTGCCTTGAGTAACACGGTGTCAGTCTTGATATCGTTCAACAACAACTGCTTCTCATCTGCAATCGGTTGGTTGACCCGGAACTGGGCGACCATCCTCCTGTCCATAGCAGGGTCGATGGCGTATGTGGTATACGGCCCACCTGGTGGGTTGGCTGTGGCTATGAACCAGAAGTCGTTGTGGACTGGGACGTTCGGGTCGGTTATGCCTGACGCTTGAGGGATAGACCATGACCGTCCGGTCTGGTCTAGTGAACTGTAGGTTTGGGAGCGTATCCCGTCGTCTGCCCGTGTGAACTCTTCCATCATGAACACCAGCCCCTCCCGTATGGACTGGGTTAGTACACCGTCCGCCCACTCTAGGAACACACCGTTCGGACTGTTGGCGGGTGCTGCGATGCCGACCAAGGTATCCATTATCATCTGCTCGCTGCAGTTGACGGATAAGAACCCTTGGCCTGACATCCTGGCGATGTACTTGGCGAAGAAGGTCTTGCCCCAGCCCGTGTCGCCTATCAACAGGATGGGTTGTGGCCGCCTCTTGAAGACCGCATCAATCAGGTACTTCCCGTAGTCTGACCATACCGCTTCGGTATCTCCAATCAAGCTGGCCGCTTGCCCCTTGACTATCTCGGCTCCGATGATTCCATCGAAAGCTGTCGCGTCTACTGTGACGGGGGCGGTGGTGTCTGCGAAGTGACTGGTCACCGGGTGGACTGTATCCACTGTGGGTAGGGTGACGTAATCATCTGGCTCTACGCAGGCGTCGGTGTGCATCTTCGCCAGGTTCGGGTCGTCAGGTAGCTGCACGTTGCAGCCGATACAACTTAGGTCTGACATTCTTATCTCCGTTTCTGATTTGATTTGCTGTTAGATACTCCAAAAGGAGTCGCAACCAGGGAACCAACCCCACTCATGTAGTGTCTCGTCTCCTACTATGAAGGGCTTGGGCTGGGTGTTGACGGACTCGTCGTCCGCCGCCGTCGAGAGGGCATCGGTTAGCTGCACCTTAGTGGTGATGTCCACTGTCGTGCCGTCCTCTCTTAGGATGTGCCAGGTCGTGGGTTCCATTCGCTGTACCTCCAGACTTTTTTATTTCGGTGTGCCAGCTGTATTGTATCATGAATTAAGGTGCATTGTCAATCGTTACTGGTGACTATGATATCCTGCTGCATCCCTTCATCTGTCTTGATGGCGTGTCATTTCTGCACTGTTGTCGTTCGCGCGATGCGTCATCGGACTGGGTGTGGTCTGTCGTGACGGCACGTGCCCACTCCACTGCCCCGTCGTCATCGTCCGGTCATCTATCTGTCCGGTCATACTGGTGTGGCGTGGTCGTGATTCTGCACTGTTGCCGTCGCGCATGGTGGACACGTATCTGCACTGTCGCCCCGGCGCAAGGCGCACGGTGCGCCTGCACTGGCCGCGTTGCGGGCCGCCGGGCCGCCGGGCAAGCAGTGGAGGCGTGCTTGCTTGGGCTAGCAGTGGAGCCACACGTGGTAGGGTAGGCAGTGGAGGTATGTGCGTGGCGCGCGGCCAGAGCCTATACCATATGCCTGGTTGTGCGTGGGCAGGGTATATCTAATATGCCTGGTTGTAGGTGAGAGAGGAAAGGCCCATGTCTAGCTGACATGGGCCAAGAGGCCGGGATATTTTCAGGCAAAAAAATAGGGCCGGGTCTCTCGACCCGGCCCAGGATTGCCAGCCTTGGTTACTTGTCCTCTGGCCTTGCGTCTAGCAGGCCTAGCTTTTTTACCTCCTGTGCCCGTACTTTCAAGGCCACGCTAGGCCCCTCTGTTGGGGTGTATTCGACGCTCAACACCTTGGCCCCGGCCTTGGCATCAAGTGCCGCCTGTGCTAGCACACGGGCCGCGCTGTCACGGCCCCAATCGATACCCAAGGCCCGGCATACTTGGGTAGCAAAGCGGTAGTCAGTTCCGCCTAGGCTCAAGGCTCCTTTGGTGCTGTTAGGGAAGATGTATCGGTCAGCCTTGACGGGCCGCTTATCGAGCGTGCCACCGGCCCGGCTGACGCTACCCGGTTTGGTACCGAAATTCCAGTCCTCCTTGACCAAGGTATTCACTCCGGCCTTGCGCTGGATGTATTCCCTAGGGGCGATGAACGTCTTAACGAACTTGGGCTCGTATACGGCCAGCTGGGCCGGACTCATCTTTTTCATGGCCTCACATTCATCTTCCCAGCCCTTGATAGTGGCGGCTAATTCCTTGCGAGCCTTGGCGGCTTTTTCCTCTTTAGTTGCGCCTTGCGTCAATTTGCGGCCCATCTCTTTTTGAGCCGCCTGCGGTAGGCCTGCGGCCCCGGCGGAAAGCACGTCTGCGATTGTGCCTGCGTCAATGCCTGCCTCTTTCATTTTTTGGCCCGTCTCTTCCATAGCGGCCTTGGCCTGTTCGATTACCTCTGCCCGGTTGAACTTAGGCTGTGACATGATATCTCCTCGGGCCGGTGTTAATTTTGGTCAGGCCTTGCGGCCCGCCTTGCGGCCCGGTGGGGTGCCGCCTTGCGACCCCACAACCGGAGTATACACTAATTCACCATGGTATACAACATGGGTGTATTGGGCCTTGGAATTTACGCATGGAGACCATAGTGCACGCTAGCTGGCCATGTAAGGCCCAATGCTGGCACGTTTTAGCTGGAGCCTTGCCGTTACACCGGCTGGAATATTCATGGGCCGCAAATCGAACGAGAGCACAAGGCGCGCTAGCTGGATTGTGAATTGTTTCACACTGCCCTGTTTGGCCCGGCCCGGCGTGGATTGCCATACCCCACCCCCCATCCGGGACATGTATAGCTTGGCTATATATGTGGGTGTGGGTCTCGTAGACAGTGATTTGTATAAAATGGGGTAAAGTACCCCCCCCCATCGAAAGGGTACCTTGGGTAAGGAATAGGGGGGTATAAAAGAAGACCCCCTTATGAGAGTGAGGCAAAAACTCACAAGGGGGCCTTACAGGAGGTGACCTGTGCAGAGATGAACACTACACGGTTTGACTATAACATAATAAACGTAGTTGTCCCAAGGACATATCTCAGATTTTGCGATTGACTGGTGAGCGACTCTTGTCCATCCCAGCCCAGATAGTACCCCTAACTTTAGTTTCCGAATTTCCGCTTTCTCTTAGGTTGGGCGATTCGGAAGAAAGTCCACCACCCTCGTTTATAAGGGGCCGTTTCTATCTGACGCGCCCATCCTATATGGGTGGGCCGGGAGTATTAATCGCCTCCCGCACTGTCGGACGAGGGTACCACGCTGACCCAATCCTTGCAAGAGCCGCATTTCACGTAGTATCCTTCGTGCATGGCAGAACATTGGCAACCGTCATGGCGCACCAACGGTCATAAAGAGCCAAGCGATGTGCAACAACCTGCGCATATCAACTCTTTAAGTCGTCCAACCACTGCAAATAACGTCAAAAGTAAGGACTTAGCGCAGAAGATACTGTTCTATACGAAGAACACCGAAGTCCTGGTACAGACGTTGGTATCCCTAGCACAGGGTGACGTGGAAGGGACAAAGCCGTCAGACCAGATACGGGCCATCGAAGTCCTACTTGACCGGGTACTCGGTAAGGCACCCGCCGTGATTGATATACAGGGCGAGGTGGTTCATAAGACCATCAGCGACTTCTCGGACGATGAATTGCGGTCATTGGTTGACCTACGGGAACGAATCATAGAAGGGGAGTCGCGGCCTGTAAATACCAATCTGACCCCTCGCCTAGATGACTTTACAGGAGAGAACCCGGTTGACGACGACCAGTAACCCGACAACCGCACTGGCAAAAGAGATTGGCGAAGCTGCGGCCCACGCCCTGGCGCAACGCTATTTCAGTGACTTCTTAAACTACGTACAGGTAATGGAGCCACCGCCGGGAAGGGGTGTCATACCCTTTGAACGGTGGGCGCACCTGGTGGAAGTATGCGACCATCTGAAGCAAGACAAACTAATCGTATGGTTGAAGTCCCGACAGACGGGCGCATCGTGGCTTTTGGCGGCCTATGCGCTGTGGACGGCCATGTATCGTACTGGCGCGCTAGTCCTTTTACTCTCCCAGGGGGAGGAGGAATCGAAGATACTACTGTCCAAAAGCCGCTTTATCTACGAGCGGTTACCCTCTGCTTTGAGGACTCCGCTGGGAACCGATTCGAGGCAAGAACTGACGTTTCCAGAGAAGGAATCGGGCATCAGGGCACTCCCTTCAACCGATAAAGCAGGACGTTCGACCACCGCATCACTGGTCATACTTGACGAAGCCGACTTCCACGAACACTTAGAAGCCAACTACGCCGCAGTAAAGCCTACTGTTGACGATACTGGCGGCCAGCTCATCATGGTTTCGACTGCCAATGCAGCCAATTCGCGCTCCATGTTCAAGAATGTGTACCGGGAAGCACCAGATAACGGCTTTACCAAGCTATTCTACCCCTGGAACGTGCGTCCTGGCCGAGATAACGAGTGGTTCGCCGACAGACAGAAGGAATACCACGACGTTTCCTTATTTGAGAAGGAATATCCGGCCACTGAAGCCGAAGCCCTCTCCCCTCCGCGCACGATTTCGGCCTTCGACCACGATATCTTGGCCCTTATGTCCCAGGACTGCCGGACACCTATAAAAACCGTGCAGGTCGGCCCCGCTACGGCCAATATCTGGCAGGACTACCACCCCGGAAAGCGTTATGTGGCCGGAACCGACACATCCCACGGCATCGGGGGCGACTACGCCGTTACGGCTATCATGGATACCACGACAGGATATGTCGTTGCCGATATCCAGACAAATCTGATACCCCCAGACCAGTTAGCACTGGCTTCTATGGAACTGATGAAGCTATACCAGAACCCCGTCTGGGGCATCGAAGATAACGACTGGGGTATACTGACCATATCCACTGCCCGTGAGGCGAGATACCCCCATCTGTACTATCGAGATGACGATAAGCCAGGTTGGCACACCGATGAACGCTCCAGGTATGTCTTATGGGGCGAGATGATAGAAGCAGTAGCCACCAGGTTACTGATTATACCGAGCCTGGAGGGGCTATCGCAGTTCTATACGGTCATCAGGAACCCCAAAAAGAACGGTAGAATCGAGGCCCAGGAGGGCGCACACGACGATTATCCCCTTGCTGTGGGCATAGCGTGGCAGTTACGTAGGTTCGCCCAGGCCGTTGGCCGTAACCGCTACGGGCCGCAAGAGAGCGGCTGGAAACGTATCTTAGAACGCGCACGCAAGCCATCGAGGTGGTAGAGATTGGCCTACGACGAGAAACCGACGATTGACTCCATCCGCCAGATAACCCGGTACCTACAAGACGTATGGTCTAGGACTCATGTTAAATGGCAGGAGATTGACAGTTATTACCAGCAAGAGTTCAAGCTGTGGCCCGATAACTTGAACCGGCCCGAATGGCTGAAACCAGCACGCTCGCGTTCCATAGTTGACCACGCTGTAGACCACCAACTGGCCTACGAACCTATCGTCCACCGCTTCCCGGCCACCCAGGCCGAGGTCAGCCAACGTCGTGCTGACGAGGTGGAGCCTGCCCTGAAGGCCATCTTGGACGAAGCGTCCTTGTTCGAGCCGACCATGACCTGGAAACAGGTGGGCAAGCACCTTTTGTTGTACGGGTACGCCGTAGTCGAAGACGCCCTTGATAGCGCGTGTATGGCCCAACGCCGCGAAAAGCCGCGTAAAGGCCGTAACGAACCCCAAGAGGAGTTTGACCGCCGTGTCCGCATCCACAAGAACGCCGTAAAGAGCATGATGCCCTTTAGAACCCGTGCACCCCACCCGTCCCGTGTGCTCCTTGACCCGATGGAGAAGGAACCACGGATGGCCGTCAAACACGCATACAGACGCTCCATCGACTTAGAGGAGATAACCAGCACCAGGATGACAGGTGGTCGCGCCAAACGTGGCGAGGTGCACCCCTGGAAGGTGGGCGATAACCCCTTTGAACTGGTCATGGTTGACGAGTTCTGGTCTGAATGCTGGCACGCTATGGTGGCTGATAGCGAGCTATTGTTCGTCGAAAAGAACACCTGGGGTTTCGTGCCGTATAGCCACGCCTTCTCCGGTTACGGCCAGGAAGTGACCAGCGTGGAAGAATGTGACCCTAGCTACTTAGCCGTAGGGATATTAGAGCCAGTCATGCCCGCCCTTAAAGCCCAGGCCCAGGCCGTCGCAGGTAGACATAACGCACTGATGGAGGCCACTTTCAACCCCACAGGCACAGTTATGGACGCCTCGGAACTGGAAGAACAACTCTCACGCGGCGACGTGATTGAGATGGGGAACAAGAATGATGTATGGAAAATGGAGATTCCCCAGCTACCACGGTGGATGTTCGCTTCAGAGGAATGGCTAGATAGGGACATTGAACTGGGTACGTTCTCCCGCGCCCTGGCTGGTATCAGGGAACAAGGCGTGTCCACAGTCGGGCAACAAGCTATACTGACAACCGCAGCCGGGCGTAAATTCGTCAGCCCGACCAAGCAATTAGAGCACCTGGCTACAACTTCTGCCTCGCACATACTCCAGTGGATTGACGTACTTGAGCTGGAATTGCGTATCAGGGGTTACCAGATAGCCGACGATATGCTTGAAAGCGACTATTCCTGTACGGTGTCGTTCGAGTTGATAGACCCGGTGCTCCAGTTGCAATTCCGCGAACTGGGTATGCGGGAAGTCCAGCAGGGCCTGAAGTCCAAGGAGACTTACTGGTCTTCCGATGCCAGGCTGGAGGACTCCACCGGAGAACAGAAACGATTGCTTGAAGACCTGATACGCCAAGACCCACGGGTACAGGAGCTTATGGCTAAGGAAGTGGCCCGCGAGGCTGGCTTGCAGGACTTGCTGGACAAAGAAGAAGACCGCATGAAGAACCAGCAGATGTCCGCAATGGACGCTGGAGCCATGCCCGGCCCCGGCGGGATGCCCGCAGAGCAAGGCATGGGCGCAGGCAGGCCACCGCGTAACCCGCTGACGCCCGATACTGCCCGACCTAGTAGGATAGGACAGGAGCTTGCACGATAATGGCTTATACGCAGAGTATATTTACCCAGGCTACACTGAAAGTCATGGATGACCGGGAAGCACTAAAGAGGGAAGCCAAGAAGACCAAGGCACCCACCTTCCTTCATGAGACTGATGTTCCTAGCCCTGTGCGTAAGAAGCGTTTTCAGGACATGACCGAGTTCGAGCGTTTGATGGAGGGCCAAAATGGCTAACGGTGTGCCTTTTAGAAAGAACGCCCAGGGTACGTGGGAGATACAGGCCAAAGACGGCACGTGGCATACCAGTCCCCAATGGCAGTCTGTACTCCAGAACGTGCGTAGTGTGAAATTAGTCACTAAAGCTGATGGCAGTAAAGACTATCAGTTCTCTTACATGCTTCCTGGCGTTGGAGGCGGGTCGGGTCGTGCTGGCACCTGGGGTCTGGCTGATATCCAGCAGATGTATTCCACTGCCGCTGGCGTCGCTATGCCTAAAAGCAATCAACCGACCAACATCCACGAAGCGTGGTACGCGTCTAACCAGACCTCCATGCCCGATATCTGGATGCGCGATGACCTTGACCAGCCAGTGGAAAATCAGGATGGCGACCCGATTATCGACCCGGAGAAACTAGAGCGGGTCATCGAGATACTCCGTCAACAAGGCGCATGGGATATGGGGGAGCCTGAGGTATTCAATGTCCCAGGCGTGAAAGAACCGTTCGTAAGGATTGGCGACAGGGTATTTAAAGGTTCTGCTGCCACTACAGACCCAGGTGGTTTCACCACGTATGACATACCCGGCACCGATTACAAGGCGGTCATGGGGGCCACGGGCGGCATCACTACCGTCAAAAAGACCGCCGCCGCGCCAACAACTTATCAACCAGGTATTATCTCCGAAGACCCCGATGTAGAAGGAAGCATAGACCTCCCTGGCTACGACATCCTCCAGACGAGGGAGGGCGAACTAGAGCCTTACGCCGAACGCTATACACCTAGTTTTATCGTAGACCCCACGACCATGACCCCGTTTTTCCAGCAGCCGGACGGCTCACTGGAAGTCGCAGAGATGCCGACGATGGACGAGCTAATAACCCAATACCTGGCGACTGGCCAGACAGGGAAAGCCGTCGCAATGGCTAACTTCCGCGACAGACCCGCTCCACTGGAATACTTCAACGCCGCTATGGAATGGGCGCGTACCCCGGCAGATATGTTCACGGTCTCCGCCATCGTGCGCGGTCTATTCCAGCCGGAACAGGGCGAGATAGGTGATGTGCGCCGCATCGGTGCCCCGCCCAGTTGGGCCAAAGACGCATGGGTGGCACTCCAGTCATCTATGGGTCTATCTGCTCAGGATATAACAGCAGAACCGGGTGATGACGCGGGTAGTTTCGTTGCGGGCGGTGGCGACCCAGCTATCATACCGACCATCCAGAGCGAGTTCGGGACACCTAACATAGCCCCCAGTAACCAGACGGTGACCGTCAATAATGCCCGGATGATGTTTGACCAGACCGGGGTGACGGTTGCAGAAGATACACAAGCAGCCGCAATGGACGCTGATATAACTGGTGGTATAACTG